CATGGTCCAATGGATATGTCAGAATATAATTCTGCCCCAGCAATTCCAGGAAACAAAAAAGTTTGGTTTTTAAACGGGCACCTTGTAAGAGTTCATCACTTGAATAAGTCAAACGGAATCATGTCTGTTTATAATATTATTAAAGATCAAATAGAAAGCTGCCTAATCTCAGACTTTAAAAAGAACAGAGAGAGAGCTTATACAGTTGGTGAAACAGCCTCTTTGGTTAATCGTCATAAAAAGTATATGCCTAGTCTAATGAAAAGAGGGGTAATTCCCCTTCCTACAGGATCTCAAAAAGGTGGAGAAACTGCATGGCAAGTTAGATCATATTATTCAGAATCACAGGTAAGAGAAATTCGTGATATACTTGCTACCTACCACATGGGTAGACCAAGATTGGATAAGCTGATAACCAACGATATTACGCCAACACGTCAAGAGTTGACAAGGCGTATGGGAGATGGTATACTTACTTATACTAAAACAGAAGATGGGCGATTCATTCCAGTTTGGTCTGAATCTATTTAATAGAAAGATACGGGTATGGAAAACGAAAACACTAAAGTCAAGGTAGCACTAGGATACACATTGAATCTTGGCAACTTTCAGTCACTAAGAATCGATCTAGAGGTTTCTGACAATAAGCGTGAAGCCGAAACTACAAACGAGGCTTTCGAGCGAGTTTATGAGTTTGTTGAAAACAAGCTAGCAGAAAAGGTTAAAGAGGCTTCTGCCGAAATCGAAAGTAGATAATGGCAGACCGCAAAGACCGAATGGCTTTGCTAAGCAGATACAGTAAACTTCATAAGATAAAGTATCAAGAAAAGCCAATAGTTAATTTAAATGTAGAGCAGTGGGCGGCTGATGCCCTCATTGAATCGTTTGGCCTAGACATTTGCTATGATATGCTACAATACTATTTTGATGTTAGCCCAAATCCAAGCTGGAAGTATTTTGCAAATTACGCAGACAACATTATTAATTCTAGGGAACAGCTTATTCAAGATTTAAGAGAACGAACTGAAAGACGAAAGAAAGCAAAAGAGTGGTTAAGTGAATAACACAGAGGCCAGACTAATATCTGCAGTGTTGCAAGACAAACAGGTTCACGTATTGTTGCAAGCAAACGTAGAAAATATCTTGCGAACACACAACGACGTCTGGCAGTTTATTCGTAAATATGCTGAGGCTAATGGAACAGTTCCTCCTACAAGCCTAGTCGTAGAAAAGTTTAGAGATTTTTCTGTTGTAGATAATGTAGGTGCAACAAAACATCACTTAGAAGAATTACAGGGGCAGTATCTAAACGACAGCTTAAAAGAAATCTTAATGACGACGGCCTCTGATGTCCAGGGTGGCAAAGGTTCAGAAGCATTAGAAAACATAATTACAAAAACTTCAGAGCTTAAAAAGAACACTGCAGTAATTAGAGACATTGATGTTACAGATATTGATTCAGCAGTTGCGTATTTTGAGAATGTTCAGCGTCAAAAAGATTTAGGAATGTTGGGTATTAAAACTGGATTGCCAGGTTTTGACAACTATCTTCCATCTGGAATTATGCCAGGACAGCTTGGAGTATTTCTTGCCTATCCTGGTATTGGTAAGTCTTGGCTGTCTTTATACTTTGCAGTTCAAGCTTGGAAACAGGGTAAGTCTCCAATGGTTATTAGCCTTGAGATGTCTGAAACAGAAGTTCGTAATCGTGTCTTTACAATCATGGGTGAAGGTCTTTGGTCCCACAGAAAGATTAGTAATGGCGAAATTGATATTGATGACCTAAAGCGTTGGCACAAGGCTAACGTAGAGGGCAAGCCAGAGTTTCACATTATTTCTAATGATACTGGCGGAGAAATTACCCCATCCGTTCTTCGTGGAAAAATTGATCAGTATAAGCCAGACTTTGTTATTGTAGACTACCTACAGCTCATGAGCCCAAACCAAAAGTCTGACAACGAAACTGTTAGAATGAAAAATTTATCTCGTGAGCTAAAGCTTATGGCAATTGGAGAAGAGGTTCCTATTATGGCAATCTCTTCAGCTACACCAGACGATGTAACAAAACTAGATACCGTTCCTACTTTGGGGCAAACAGCTTGGTCACGTCAGATAGCTTATGATGCTGACTGGGTGCTTGCAATGGGTAGGGCTGCTAACAGTGATATCCTAGAATGCGTATTTAGAAAGAACCGTAACGGATTTATGGGGGATTTCTTAGTTCAGGCAGACTTTGATAAAGGCTGGTACAAGTACAAGGATTATGAAGATAAGTAGTTATAATGGTGTATGGAAACATTTCACCATAAACCCATTAAAAGATTTATCCTTGATGGAAACATCTATGATGATTCAGCAATTTTAAGACTAAAAACTGAATACATAAGGCTATTAGTTTCTGAAATGAGAATTTCGGGGTATGTTCCAAGATTTGACATTGACCCAGACTTCACAATAGTGTATAATGAAAAAGCAGAAATATTTGAATTTAAGTTATCAATATACGGAATATACATAGGAAAGAAAAAGACAGAGTGGATAATAGGACTAGACGGAACAAAGGTAATCTATACACAAAAGAGCAAGTCCAAAGAGTTCTTGCAGGATCAGGTGTAGATGTTTATTCTGAACTAGACGCTGACTTCATAATCTTCTGTCCTTTTCACAATAACTACCGCAGCCCAGCTGGAGAAATAAATAAAAGCACAGGAATTTTTTATTGCTTTTCTTGTCAAAAAACATCTGACCTTGTTGAGTTTGTAATGTTTACTTCCAATAGAACATACTTTGAGTCAGTACGTTTTATTAAAAGCAAAGAACAAGAAAGCAACCTTGAGCAGGAGATGGTTAGGCAGCTTCACACAAAGCAAGACTATGTTCTTTATGACGAGCTGCAAGTTAAAAGACTTCACCAGCAAGCTGTAGACTCTCCAAGAGCAACTAGCTACTTCTATGGCAGAAGGATTACCCAAGAGTCTATTTTAAAATTTGGCCTAGGATTTTCTGAAAATCAAGATATGGTCACTATACCAGTACACTCTCCAGACGGCATGCTGCTTGGCTTTGTTGGAAGATCTGTTGAGGGTAAAGACTTTAAAAATACCCCAGGATTACCAAAAAGCAAAACTCTTTTTAATCTAAATCGTGTTAAGACTGCAGACAAAGTTTATGTAGTAGAATCATCTTTTGACGCAATTAGATTAGACCAAATAGGATTTCCAGCAGTTGCTACCTTAGGTGCAAATGTTTCGGCAATGCAAATAGAACTTCTTCAAAAATATTTCAATAACGTAATTGTTATTGCAGATAATGATGAAGCAGGCGGAAACATGAAAAAAAGGCTTTTAGAAAAGCTTGGATCTCGTGTATCCGTTATACAACTAAATAATAAATATAAGGATATTGGTGATATGTCAGATGAGGATATTAAATCTTTAGATTTCACATTTGACAATGCTATTGCCAATATGCTAAAATAACATAACAAACAAACATAGGAGAAATAATGAGCGTAACAAAGGGACTAAAAGATATCAACGCCCTGCTTGACAAACCAAAGTACGAAGGAACAGGAAGCAAGGTCCGCTGGCTAAAGCTGGCAGACGGACAGTCTGTAAAGATTCGTTTTGTTGAAGAGTTGGATGAGGATTCATCGAACTACGACGCAAAGCGTGGCCTAGCGATTGTCGTAAAAGAGCACACAAATCCAAAGGACTACAAGCGTAAGGCTGTAGACACCATGGACTCAGAAGGACGTGACTGGGCAGAAGAAATGCACCGTAAGGATCCTAAGGCAGGCTGGAAGGCTCGTCTAAGATTTTACTGCAACGTTCTGATTGACGATGGAATTGAAGATCCGTATGTCGCAATCTGGTCAATGGGAATTAGCAAGCAGTCTGCATTTAACACAATTCGTGAATTTGCTTTAGAGACTGGAAGCATCTCAAACCTAAGCTGGAAGCTAAAACGTAGTGGTCAGGGAACTGAAACCACCTATACTCTAATTCCATCTGGTCCAGACACAGAGCCATACAACTGGAGTGGAGTAGAACCATATCCACTAGAGCTAGCATTGCGTAACATTCCTTACGCAGAGCAGGAAGCCTTTTATCTGGGCTTTGACACACCATCTCTTACCTCATCTACCAACATTGATTGGTAGTAGGTAATAATATATGGGTTACGTTGGCTTACACGTTCACACACACTACTCTCTTTTTGATGGCATAGCCACACCACAAGAGTATGTAGATCGTGCCCTAGAGTTAGGGATGCCTGCCTTGGCAATCACGGATCACGGTTCGTTATCTGGTCACAGAGAAATGTATCGTGCTGCAAAAGAGAAGGGCATTAAGCCAATACTTGGCATAGAAGGATATATCACTGAGGATCGTTTTGACCACCGTGACAAAGACGAAAGAACTGGTCCACTGGATTTAGTTTACAATCATATTATCCTTCTTGCCAAGAACAAAAAAGGATTAGAAAATCTTAACAAGCTAAATGAAATTGCTTGGACAGAAGGATTCTTTAAGAAGCCTAGAATTGATTACGAAGTTCTAAAAAAATACAAAGAAGGAATTATTGTTTCTTCTGCATGCCCATCTGGAGTTCTAGCAAAAGCTATTGAGGCTGGAGAGCTAGCTGTCGCCAAGAAGCACATCAAATGGTTCAAAGATGTTTTTGGCGATGATTATTATATCGAGATGATGCCACATACTGCTGCAGAAATTAACCACGTACTGGTTGAATTAGCTGACGAGTTTGGTGTAAAGATGGTTGCAACTCCAGACTGTCATCACTCACACACTGGTCAAAAAGAAATTCAAGAGCTAAAGTTAATTCTTAATACCTACTCCAATAAAGTACAAAAAGATGCTACTTATGAAAAGTCTAAGAAGCATGAAAACTTAATGGACAGGCTTGACTATTTGTATGGAGCAGACAGGCAGATGAGCTTTAATAAGTTTGATATTCACCTTTTGTCTTATGAAGAAATTAAGGCTGCTATGGAAGCCCAGGGTATTAATAGACCAGATATGTACTCAAATACTTTAGAGGTTGCTGAGAAAATTAAAGACTACGGAATTAAAGACAACCTAAATCTTTTGCCAGTACAGTACCAAGATCCAGATGGAGAGCTAAAGAGTCTTGCACTAGAAGGTTTAAAATCTAGAGGATTGGATAATGACCCAGTATACTTAGACAGACTTGATGAAGAACTAAAGGTTATTAAAGATAAAAACTTTGGACCTTACTTTTTGGTTGTTAGAAGCATGATTGCTTGGGCCAAAAAAGAGGACATCATGGTTGGCCCAGGACGTGGGTCTTCTGCTGGTTCGCTGCTATGCTACACCCTGGGTATTACAGACATTGACCCAATTAAACACGGACTTCTTTTCTTCCGTTTTATTAATCCAGAACGTAATGACTTTCCAGATATTGATACAGATATTCAGGACAACCGTCGTGAAGAAGTCAGAGACTATCTTGTTAGACAGTATCGTCACGTAGCCTCTATTGCCACATTCCTTTCGTTTAAAGACAAGGGTGTAGTTCGTGATATTGCACGTGTACTAAATATTCCTCTACCAGATGTAAATAAGGTTATGAAGCTTGTCGATACTTGGGATGAGTATTGTACATCAAAATCTACTGCAGAGTTCCGACAGAAGTATCCAGAGATTGAAAAATATGGAGAGCAGCTTAGAGGCCGTATTCGTGGCACTGGAATTCATGCTGCAGGAGTTGTAACAGCAAAAGAGCCAATCTTTAGATATGCCCCAATGGAAACACGGACTGCCCCTGGAACAAAAGAAAGAATTCCCGTAGTTGCTGTAGACATGGCAGAAGCTGAACGGATTGGACTAATCAAGATTGATATGCTTGGTCTAAAGACTCTTAGTGTTCTTCAGGATACCTTGAAAATTATTGAAGAGAGATCTGGTAAAAAGATTGATCCACTATCAATAAATATGGAAGATAGTAAAGTCTACGACATGCTTTCTTCAGGGTATACAAAGGGAGTGTTCCAGTGTGAAGCAACCCCATATACAAACCTTCTTATTAAGATGGGTGTTAAAAACTTTAACGAGCTAGCCGCTTCTAATGCTTTAGTTCGTCCAGGTGCCATGAATACTATTGGTAAAGACTATATTGCCCGTAAGCATGGAAAGCAAAATATTTCTTATCACCACCAAGTAATGAAGGCGTTTACTGTAGATACTTACGGATGTATTTTGTATCAAGAGCAGGTTATGCAGGCTTGTACAGAGCTTGGTGGTATGACAATGGCAGAAGCTGACAAGGTTCGTAAGATTATCGGTAAGAAAAAAGACGCCAAAGAGTTTGACCAGTTTAGAGATAAGTTCGTAGAAGGAGCCTCTAGGTTCTTGGTCCCAAACGCTGCCAGAGAACTGTGGTCTGACTTTGAGGCTCACGCAGGCTACTCATTTAATAAGTCACATGCTGTGGCATACTCTACCTTGTCGTACTGGACTGCATGGCTAAAGTATTACCACCCTCTAGAGTTTATGTACTCTTTGCTTAAGAATGAAAAAGACAAGGATGCCAGAACAGAGTATTTGATTGAGGCTAAGCGTATGGGGATTGCTGTTAAGCTTCCTCACGTAAATGATTCTGATGCAGATTTTAAAATTGAGGGTAAGGGAATCAGATTTGGACTTACAGCTATTAAATATATCTCTGATAACATTGCGTCAAAGTATATTGCTGCAAGACCATTTAAAAATTATAAGCACTTAGAAGAGTTTACTTTTACCAAGGGTAGTGGAGTTAACAGTAGATCATTGCAAGCCTTGAGAGTAATTGGTGCAGCAACGTTTGAAGATCAGCCAAGGAACGAACAAGACATTAAAGAAAATCTTTATGAGTTCCTAAATCTTCCAGAGTTTAATATCACAGTTCCATCCCACTACTACGCATTTATTAATCCTGTAGAAGACTTTGAAGAAAAGGGTGCGTTTGTTTTGATGGGAATGATAAAATCAATCAAGCGTGGCAAGGGCTGGTCTCGTGTAGAAATGCTAGACAAAACTGGAAGCGTAGGAATATTTGATGAAGAGCAAACAACTATTGAGCCTGGTAGGAGTTACCTCCTTTTATGCGATAACAATCGGATTGTTACTGCTATCCCTGTGGATGAAATTAAACAATCTGACAGTGGACTGGTTAAATTTTTAGGATACAAGCAACTGCCTTATAAGGATGAAGAGATGTTTGTGGTATCATTTAAGCCTAGAATTACTAAAGCTGGAAAGAAAATGGCATCACTAACTTTAGCAGATACTTCACGAGACTTGCATTCTGTGACGGTATTTCCCACAGCCTTTCCTAAGGCTTATATGAAGATTCAAGAAGGAACGGCATACAAATTTAGCTTTGGAAAAACAAAGGATGGAACAGTTATTATGGAGGATGTAGAGTAATGGTTACAGTATATACAAAGCCTTCGTGCGTACAGTGCGAAGCAACAAAAAGAATGATGGATAAGTTAAAAATTGAATACTCTACTGTCGATATTACAGTTGACACAGAAGCGTTTGACATGATAATTTCTAAAGGATTTAAATCTGCTCCAGTAGTAATTGCAGACAACGATGCCTGGTCTGGTTTTAATCCAGATAAGATTTCTGGATTGGCAGCTTAATGACTACAATGGAAGAAGCTCTAGCGTCTTTAGATCCTAGAATTAGAAAGCGACTATCAACTGGCGTAGGGTTTAAAATTGAGCGTCAAGAAACCCCAAGTTTTGGAATGAACCGTGCTCTGCTGGGTGGGCTTCCTATGGGAAGGCAGGTTCTTATTTGGGGAAGCAAGTCTAGTGCTAAGTCTTCCCTGTGCCTTCAGATGATTGGCCAGGCACAGGCAGAAGGAAAGCTGTGTGCTTGGATTGATGCAGAAATGTCTTATTCTGAGGAATGGGCTAAAGCCATGGGAGTAGATACAGATAACCTAATTGTTTCTCAGGCAAGAACTATTAATGAGATGGTAGATGTTGGAACAAGCTTAATGAATGTAGGAGTTGATATAATTGTTATAGACTCTATAACTTCATTGCTTCCAGCAATTTATTTTGAAAAGGGAACAGATGAGCTTAAAGAACTTGAAAATACAAAACAAATTGGTGCTGAGTCAAGAGACTTTAGCAATGCATGGAAGATGTTAAATTATGCTAATAACAAAGTTAAGCCAACAATGCTCTTACTTATTTCGCAGTCTAGAAATAATATTAGTGCTATGTATACTAGTCAGCAGCCATCTGGTGGTCAATCTACTAAGTTTTATTCCTCGACTGTTATTAAACTTTTTTCATCTGAGTCAGACAATCAGGCAATCAAAGGCAAGATCAAGGTAGGAGATAAATTAATTGAAGAAAAAATTGGAAGAAAAATTCGTTGGGAAATTCAGTTCTCTAAGACTAGCCCTGCTTTTGCATCTGGGGAGTATGATTTCTATTTCCGTGGTGATCGCTTGGGCATTGACTCTATTGGTGATTTGGTTGACACAGCAGAGCTAGCGGGCATTGTAGAACGCACAGGAGCCTGGTACGTGCTACCAGATGGGTCAAAGGTCCAGGGTAGAGATGGCTTCGTAAATCGTGTTAGAGAAGACCTAGAGCTTCAGGAAGCTATTAAGGAAAAGCTACGTGGCTAAATACTCTGTCATTAATGGCAAGTTTGTTTGTCATACTTGTAAAGCAGAAGTTACGTCTTTAAGATGGTATGCAGAAGAAAAAGAAGTAACTTGGATGTGTATAGAAAAACATTTAAGCTCAGCAAAACTACATGTAAAGAAAAGTAAAAAAGACTATGACAGAAAAAAGTGAAAGCAAACGCCTAGGGGCCAAGCAGCATAAAAATTCTGGAAGAGGGAACCACAAGCGGGACGCCTCTTGGGAAAATTTTACCATAGACTTTAAAGAGGTAAGTAAATCTTTTACTTTGAATAAAGACGTATGGGCCAAAGCAACTACAGATGCCATAAGAAATGGTAATGACCCAGCCATCGTCGTAGTCTTAGGGGAATCTGGAATCAAAACAAGGCTGGCTGTTATTGAAATGTCAATTCTTGAGCAATTGATAGATGGTGTATAATAGATATATGAAGCATAACGAAGAAAACGTAATTGTAGAAGATGTTTTAACTGAAGACGAGATGTCTATCCTTTACTCTACAATAAACAATCCTAGATCAAAATATATCATGAAGTTATTTGCTCAAACCGTTTCTGATTTTGAATTGCCAGATGGCGTAGCAAAAAAAATAATTGATTATTCAGAAAAGATTTCTGGTGAATCTGATTTAGAAATAGCAGAATATCAGTTTGCTAGATATAGAAACGTTACTGATCCAGAATCTGGACAAAGTCTTTTCCCAAATTTAACACCTCATTGGGACGCAGCATTTGCAGAACCAAGGTTTACTTTTGACTATCAGATTGGTGGAAACGCCACCTGGCCACTTGTTGTGGAGGATAAAAAATTTACACTAACAAATAATTCTGCCTTAACATTTAGTGGAACCCATCAGATTCACTGGAGAGAGAAAAAGGTTTTTGCTGACAGTGATTACATTGATATGATATTCTTTCATTTAAGAAAAAAGAATTCTCAGCCTTATGATACAGACTTAGCCAAAGAGATGCAAGAAAAAGCAAAACACTATTCCCAGAAATATGAGGAAGATTAAAATGTCAAAAGTAGAAGGAATGCACGATTATTTATCTGGGTTTGATAAATTTAATTTATCAGTTCCATTTTATGTAGAGCAGCCTTTTAATAAAAAACAAGTAGAAGGCCTAAGGCAGATAATTGAAGAAGCAAAAGAAAATCGTCCACTAGCCTCTATACCAGCAGAGGTTGACAAAGAAGAGTATATGAGCATGGATCGGTTTGATCCAAGAATTATGACTCACATGTCAAGAATGGTCATTGAGTTTCAGTGTACCCAAGAAGCAGAAGACATTATGGACTCCTATGTTTTGCCAGTCTATAAAGAACCAATTAAGCTTGGTCACTACAGTTACCTAGACTACAACATGAAGTATGGAGAAGGTAAGTATTTTCCATCGCTACCACCACACATAGACGCTGCAAATACTCTTGTTACTTTTAACTATTGCCTGGATACAAATATTGAGTGGGACGTTTATGTTGACAATGTTCCCTATGCCTTAAAAGCGGGAGACGCTTTAGTTTTTAGTGCAGTTAATCAAGTTCACTGGAGACCAAAAAGAGAGTGGCAAGAAGGAGATTTTTGTGAAATACTTACGTTTGATTATTCTCCACTTGATGACTGGAGATTCACAAACGGAGAAGACCCCCTAGACCCAAGATTCCATTCAGACAGAATTCAGGAACATATGAAAGACTTAACAACAAGGACAGAGTTTACCTCAGCATGGGACTTGTACAATGATTTAGGCTTACAAATAGGAATAGACGCAAACACTCACGGAAAGATCAAAAATGGAGCAGCAGCAAACAACGATTGACTCAATCAATGGTCTAGCAGAAATTGCTGATTATATGAATGATGAGGAATTAAACACCGCTTTAACTTTTATAGCAAAAGTAATATTAAAGCCAGATATACCACTTAATGTGGTTACTGTAGAAATTGTCAGACTGCAAGCAATTGCAGCTAAAATGGCTTTCAGAGCCACCTGGATGGCAAATGTTGATAAAAGCGACAGGGGCAAGAAAAATCTTTATTACACTGCAGCAGAATCTATCAACAACCTAGTGTCCGCCTTGAAATATATTGCCAGATAGTGTATACTATAAGGATATAGAAAAGAGTTTTCAAAATGACAAAAAGTTTATTGCAACAAGTAATGTTAAAAACAGAAGAAAAAATTATGTCTCGTCCATCATTTGTGGACAAAGAAGCATTAATTGAAAAGATTAAGTCTGGGTATACTGTTAAACGTGTAGACAAATTCCAGACTAAAAAGACATTTGCCCCAAGCACTATTGCCTATTCTCATGGAGAGTGTCCCAGATATTGGTACCTGGCCTTTGAGGGTGCAATGTTTGAGGATAATGCAGACGCTTATGGCGGAGCAAACATGACAGCTGGAACCAAGTCTCACGAAAGAATCCAGCAAGCCATGGAAGATGCAGGGATTCTAAAGAATTCTGAATTCAAAATTACATATCCAGATCCTCCAATTTTTGGATATGGAGATGTAATCCTAGAGTGGGAAAACGAAGACCTTCTTGGTGAAATTAAAACAATGCCAAATGAAGGCTTTGAGTATCGTAAACTTGCGGGTAAGCCAAAAGCTGGTCACTTAATCCAGCTATTAATTTACATGAAGGTACTAAACAAAAGCAAGGCAATCCTTATTTATGAAAACAAGAACAATCACGAACTTCTGATTTTTCCTGTAGAATTAAATGAGTATTCTTTTAAGTGGGTAGAGAACGCTTTTGAGTGGATGAGAACAGTTAGAAAGGCTTGGGAAAACAAAACCCTGCCAGAGAAAAACTATAGGTCTAACTCAAAAATTTGTAAGACTTGTCCTATTCGGGCAACTTGTGATCTTGCAGGCTCTGGAGAGATTAAAATTAAATCTTTGGAGTCGTTGGATGAAACACTGTCAATGGTGTGATGAAGCTTTTGAAACATCTGTTTCTTATCAAATATATTGCTCGCCAGGGTGTAGGGATGCTGCAACCAAAGAAAAGATTGCAGAAAGGTATCAGCTTTCAAGAATTAGTCGTAGGACTGGAAAAGTTAGAAAATGCAAAACCTGCGAACAGCAATTATCAATATATAATGATGATCAAATCTGTAGTAAATGTTTAATTAATCCAGTTGATATATCAATTGCTTTAAAAGATATAAAAAGGTTGTCTAATGGTAAAGATTAGTTTACTTAGCAATCACCCTACAAATATTTGTGCAATAGATGCAAGTACAAACAGTCTTGCATTTGCTATTTTTTCTGACAAAGAATTAAAAGCTTTTGGAAAAATTAAATTTGCTGGCACAGACACGTACGTAAAGGTTGGAGACGCTGCTAGAAAATCATTGGCCTTTCTTGAAAAATTTAACATTGATGCTATTGTAATAGAACACACAGTTTTTATGAATAGCCCAAAGACAGCTGCAGACTTAGCCTTAGTGCAGGGAGGCCTTCTTGGGGCAGCAAGGATTGCTGGGGTAAAAAGGTTTGGATCTGTTAGCCCAATTACTTGGCAAAATTATATTGGAAATAAAAAATTAGACAATGTAGAAAAACTTGAAATAGCTAAGCAAAATCCAAACAAGGCTGCATCAACACTAAAAAGTATTGAAAGAGAAGTAAGAAAGCAAAAAACAATTCGCTTTGTAAATTCCTACTATGACAGAGATATTTCTGATAATGATGTTGCTGATGCAGTTGCTATAGGCCACTACGCAATTAATAATTTAATTAAGGTAGGCTTTTAAATGCCAAATAAGTTATATACAAGTGAAGCCTGGCTTAAAAAAAGATATTGGGTTGATAAAAAAACTCCAGAAGAAATTGCTAAAGAGTGTGGAGCAACAGTCGAGACTATCTATGTTTACTTGGCAAAGTTTAAGCTAAGGAAATCTAAAAGATGATTAACAGGAAATCCTCTGCAATAAGAGAAACTAAGTTTGAAAGATCCTATGAGCTGCAGGTTGGAAGCAGAACCCTTGTCCCTGGAGAAGTCATTAAAATTAATGGAGAGCACGGAGCCAAGTTTAAGTTTCTTAGCGTAGTTACAAACAAAGAAACTGGCTCTACTTGGATAGACTGTTTTGAGTTAGATAAAAATATTGTTTCTGCATGGAGATCCTTTAAAGCTGATAGAATTAAACTAATGCCAATAAAAAGGGGTAAAAATAATGTCAACTGAAGAAAACTTAATTGAGCACTTAGATAAGGTAAACAGGGTAGTTGAGGAATATCTAAAAGGTGCTGAGCCTACTCAGATATCAAAAGATCTAGATATCCCTAGGCAGAAGGTTGTTGCTTACATTAGTGAGTGGCGACAGATGGCTTCAGACAATGCCGCAATTAGAGCAAGAGCTAAAGAAGCTCTAGTTGGAGCAGACACCCACTATAACAAGTTAATCAGCAAAGCCTATGAGGTTATTGACGATGCAACTACAACGGCAAACCTTAGTGCTAAAACTTCAGCAATTAAGCTTGTCCTGGATATAGAAGCAAGAAGAATTGATATGCTACAAAAGGCAGGCTTGCTAGAGAATAAAGAGCTTGCAGAAGAAATGCTGGAGATTGAGCGTAAGCAAGAAATTTTAGTTGGAATTTTAAAAGATATAGCTTCAGAATATCCAGAAATTCGTAATGAAATTATGAAGCGTCTTTCAGCAGTGTCTAAAGAGCGAGAGGTTCTAACAATTGTCAATGATGTTTGATGAATTCTTAGAGGTTTTGCAAGACAGCAATTTTGAAGAACTTCCTGTAGATGCAAAAACGTTTGTAGAGGGTGAAGATTTTCTTGGCCAGCCACCGCTCTCAGATGTTCAGTATGACATTGTTGAGGCTATGAGTCAGATATATAGGCTAGAAGATTTAATTAATTTGATGGGAGAAGAAAGTGGAAGAAGATATTATAAAAAATATACAAAAAACGAAGTCATTCTACAGCTGGGTAAGGGCTCAGGAAAAGACTTTACTTCTACGGTTGCGTGTTCTTATATTGTATATAAACTTTTATGCCTTAAAGATCCTGCACGGTATTTTGGAAAACCTGGTGGTGATGCCATTGATATCATCAACGTTGCGATTAACGCACAACAAGCGAAAAATGTATTCTTTAAAGGCTTTAAGTCAAAGATTGAAAGGTCGCCTTGGTTCTCTGGAAAGTTTAACGCCAAAGCTGAGTCTATTGAATTTGATAAATCTATCACAGTATACTCAGGACACTCGGAAAGAGAATCACACGAAGGTCTTAACCTTATTCTGGCAGTACTTGATGAGATCTCTGGATTTGCTACTGAAATTGGAACTGGGAATGATCAAGGCAAAACTGCGGATAACATTTATAAAGCGTTTCGTGCTTCAGTAGACTCCCGTTTTCCAGATCTTGGCAAGGTGGCTTTGCTATCCTTCCCACGCTTTCCAGGAGACTTTATCTCTCAAAAATATGATGCCGTTATTGCTGAGAAAGACAGTGTTCGTAAAACACACAAGTTCATTATGAATCCAGATTTACCAGATGATGCTGAGGGCAACTCTTTAGAAATTGAATGGGAAGAAGATACCATCACTTCATACAAGTATCCAGGCGTCTTTGCGTTAAAACGTCCTACCTGGGTAGTAAACCCAACAAGACAGATTGATGATTTTAAATTAGCTTTTTATACTGACATGGGGGATGCTATGCAAAGATTTGCATGTGTTCCAACTTTTGCTACTGATGCATTCTTTAAACAAAGAGAAAAAGTTCGAGCATGCATGACAATTAGAAACCCGATAGACTCTTCCAAAAGATTTGATGATACGTTTAAACCAGATCCCAACAAGAAATATTTTGTACATGCTGACCTTGCACAGAAACACGACAAGTGTGCCGTTGCAATTGCTCACGTAGAAAAATGGGTATCAGTTCAAGTCATGAAAGACTATGAGCAAGTAGTTCCAATGGTAATAGTAGATGCTGTTGTTTATTGGGAGCCAAAGATAGAGGGTCCAGTAAACCTTTCTGAGGTAAAACAATGGATTCAAAACCTAAGAAGAATTGGATTTGATATCGGAATGGTATCATTTGACCGTTGGCAATCCTTTGACATTCAGAATGAATTAAAATCTGTAGGAATGAGAACTGAGACAGTCTCTGTTGCTAAGAAACACTATGAGGATATGGCTATGCTAATGTATGAAGAACGATTAGCTATGCCAGCAATTGAATTATTGTTTGAAGAGTTAACTGAATTAAAGATTATGAAAAATAATAGGGTTGACCACCCAAGAAAACTTTCAAAAGACTTAGCGGATGCCGTATGTGGTGCAATTTTTGGGGCCATTAGCCACACGCCAAAAGATCAAAACCTTGAAGTTGAAATTCACACTTTTAAAGATAGGCCAAAGCAAGTTGACAACCTGCCCGATAATGTGATACAATATAAGCCTATGCCCAGCGATGTGCAGGAATATCTAGAAAGATTTGATTTAATATAAATCAAAAATAAAAAATATAAGGAGAAATAAATGAATTCATTTAAGAAAGTTAGCCTAGCTGCTATTTCTGCTTTTGCTCTGGTAGCATCAGCGATTATTGCAGGACCAGCTAACGCTTCTGTCGTAGCTGCTGTTACAGTTGGATCGACTGACGTAGCAACTACATCTAAGGTATCAACAACTCCAGCAACACCAACAGTTCCATCAGACAACAAGGTTGACCTTGCTGACACTGTTAAGTTTGTTGTTACAGTACCAACTGGTACAACTGTTCGTGCAACTGCAGCGGATGCAAAGCTAGTAACAGCTTTGGATGCAGTTGGTGCTGAGGTTTCAGCTTCTGCAGGAACTGCTAGCGTTGAGATCAATACTGGCTCAGGAACTACTGCTACATTCTATGCATTTACAACTAAGACTACTGCTGGTTCAGTAGTTGTTACAGCTGGTGGATCATCTTCCACTTACTACCTAAAGGGCCTTGCAGGTCCTGCATACAACCTGTCAGCTTCAGTCCCAACTGTTGCTGGTCTTGGTTCAGATGTAGACTTTACTGCAACCGCTACTGACGTATTTGGTAACGCAGTTGAGAATGCATCAATTACAACAACACTTCTTCGTGGAACTGTTAAGACAGCACTAACCTGGAACTCAACTGACAAGCTGTACAAGGGTGTAATTACCACTCCTGCTACTGCTGGCACTGTTGCAGGTCTTGCAAACATTTCCGCTACAGATGTGACTGGTTTGCCAAAGGCAGTAAAGGAAGTTTCTTTCTCTATTGCAGCTGCAGACCTAGCTGCTCAGGTAGCTATCTTGAACGCAAACAACGCAGCTCTAAAGGCTGACTACAATAAGCTAGCTAAGAAGTACAACAAGCTGGTAAAGAAGAGCAAGCGAGTTGCTCTAAAGTAATATTTTATAAAATAGTAAAGGGGAGGGGCGAAAATCCCTCCCTTTTATTATCCTAAAATTTTAAAAAGGAGTTAGAATAGATGTCTATACAAATCGTCTACTTTTCTAACTATTCTGGAAATACAAAACGATTTGTAGAAAAAATGGACAATGTATCCATCCGTATTCCAATAAGCTGGGACCCTGCTTCACCAGTTTTTGTAAAAGAAGAATACGTTCTGATGGTTCCAACTTATGGCGGAGGTTCTGAAAGATCCGCAATACCTAAGCAGGTAAAAAGTTTTCTTAACATAGAAGAAAAC